TAAGGGTTCTTCACCTTATGATGCAGGTCTCTTCTATTGCCCATATGTACCTCTCCAGATGGTTCGTTCCATCGGTCAGGATACATTCCAGCCTAAGATCGGATTCAAGACTCGTTACGGCATGGTTGCTAACCCATTTGCTGAGGGTCTTACCCAGGGTGCTGGTGCTCTTAACAACAACTCTAACGTATACTACAGAAGAGTTAAAGTTGCAAACATCTTCTGATCTAAAATCAGAAATCTCTCTAGAGGGTCTTCGGACCCTCTTTTTTTGTAACTAAATATTTAAAAAGTATGTAAAACAATGTCTGCAACTTGGATTAATAGACAACCAGAAAATAGAAACTACTTATCTGGTGTCAACTTTAAACTACAACTGATGAAATGTCCATCAGTAGAGTTCTTTTGTCAAGCAGCAAATGTCCCAGGAATCAGTTTACTAACTGCAGAACAACCTACCAGATTTAATTCAATTCCTATTCCTGGTGATGAAGTTCAATATGAAGACTTGACTGTAAGATTTTTGGTCGATGAAGATTTAAAAAATTATGCGGAGATCCATAGTTGGATTCGTGAGTTGGGTCATCCATATGACTTAAAAGAATTATACGACGCACAAACAGAAGCTGAAAAATCAATTCTTTATTACGGAGGCTATGCATCTGAAGGATCTGTTTATAGTCAGGCAATACTTCACATATTAAACTCAAACTTTAAGCCTAAATATAAAGTAGTGTTTAGAGATGTATTCCCAATCAGTTTGGGATCTCTGAACTTTGATTCTTCTCTAACAGATCCTGGATACTTCCCAGTAGAAGCAAGTTTCAAATACACTATTTACGATATTCTCTCTACTAATGATGAACCTATATGATTATAACACTTGAAAAAATTAAAGAGATGTGGAATGAAGACTCTCAGATGGACGAAGATCTACTAGACGTAGAGGCACTAAAAATACCTCAACTTCATTCCAAATATTTGAATTTATTATCTGACGCAAAGTTAACAAAAACTAGATACGAGTTTGATCTGAAAAGACTTTATCGGGAAAAGTGGGAATATTTTACAGGTAAAGCAGACGACGAAGTATACAAGGAAAAACCTTTTGATCTCAAAATTTTAAAACAAGACGTTTCACTATACATTGAATCCGATCCCGATTTTCAATCGTTACAGGGAAAGATTATCTACTACAAAGAGATAGTTTATTTCCTAGAGAAAATTCTAGATAACATCAACACTAGAGGTTTCCAGATTAAGAATTGCATTGATTGGAGGAAATTTATGCATGGAGTTAATTAATGAAAGATGTTAAAATCACAAAAAAGAACGAAACATATCTAACTGTTGAGTGCGAACCACATATCAAAAAAGAATTATCTGAGTATTTTACTTTTGAAGTTCCCAACTTCAAATTCATGCCTCAGTACAAATCTAGGATGTGGGATGGTAAAATAAGATTGTTCAGTCCCGCAGAAGGGGAACTTTATTGTGGTTTATTTGATTATCTGGTACAGTGGTTGGATGAAGCCGGATATACCCATGAGACTTTAGACAACAAGTTTTATGGATTTCCTAATGAATCAAACCATGACATAACTCCAAATGGAGTTGTAGATTTTGTCAAGAGTTTAAACATACCATTTAAAGTTAGAGACTATCAATATAAAGCAATTTACGAAGCACTCAGAAAGAACAGAAAATTACTTATTTCACCAACTGCTTCAGGTAAATCACTAATGATTTATTCACTAGTGAGATATTATACTGCAAAGAATTTAAAGACATTAATCGTTGTTCCCACTACATCACTTGTAGAACAGATGGTGGGAGACTTCTCAAAGTATGGATGGGATGTAGAAAGTAATTGTCACAAGATTTATTCTGGTCAAGAAAAAAACACCAATAAAGATGTAGTTGTTACTACATGGCAATCTATCTACCAGATGCCAAAGAAATGGTTTGAACAATATGGTGCTGTAATTGGAGACGAGGCACACTTGTTCAAGGCAAAGTCTCTGACTGGTATAATGAACAAGATGCACAATTGCAAATACAGAGTTGGATTTACAGGTACTCTAGATGGTTCGCAAACAAACAAACTAGTTCTAGAAGGATTGTTTGGTCCTGTCAAACAGGTAACAGAAACAAAGAAATTAATTGATAAAGGGTATCTTTCAAATCTTGAAATTAAGATTCTTCTCTTAAAACACAATAGCACAATATTTGAATCTTACCACGAAGAAATTGATTACATTTGTAGATCTGATAAAAGGAATAAGTTCATTCGTAACCTAGTCAACGATCTAGAAGGTAATACGTTGGTTCTTTTCGCCATGGTTGAAAAACATGGTGAAGTGCTGTATGATATTATAAATAACTACGTCTCAAAGGACAGAAAAGTGTTCTTTGTTTACGGCGGTACAGATACTGTACAAAGAGAGAACATCAGAGCTATAACAGAAGAAGAAGATAATGCTATCATCGTTGCTTCCTACGGTACTTTTTCTACTGGTATTAACATTAGAAATTTACATAATGTTGTGTTTGCTTCCCCTAGTAAATCAAGAGTCAGAAACCTCCAGTCAATCGGACGAGTACTGAGAAAAGGAGAAAAGAAAACTAAGGCAAAATTATATGATATATCTGATGATTTTTCAAAGAACGGTAGAAAAAATTATACCTTAAATCATTTGGTAGAACGTATAAAAACTTATTCGCAAGAAAACTTTGATTATGAAATTATTCCAGTAAATTTACAAGGGAAAAATTAATGAACAATGACGAATTTTTCGGAGTACTAAAATTAATAACTGGGGAAGAAATTATTGCTAAAGTAGTTCCTTACCATGAGGAAGATGGTATCTTATTGGAATATCCATTGGAGATTGATGCTGAACTTATACAAACATCTACTGGTAGTGCAATCAAAGTAGATCTATCACCATGGTTTAAGTTCAGTGAAGATACTATTTTCTTCATCGAAAAAGAAAAGGTCATCAGTATAGCTGAAGCAGAAAGTAGAATTCTGCAACTATACCGAACGACCTTAAGAAAGATGATCACCACTGATGACTCAAATAGAGTATCATTAGATGAGGAACTAGGATTCAAAAACCACATCGATCAAGCTAGAGCTAAACTCGAAGAAGCTTTCAAACTAAATATGGAATCTAAAGAGTAGCTATAGTGACCCTTTAACCCTGACAGAGTTATTCTACACATATTTCATAGACCTGTCAAGGCCAGGTTGATTTTTTCTTTTAAGTGTGTTAAAATACACTTATATATCATTGTAACCTAACATGAGCGCAAGAAAAGAACATTACGTTAATAACAAAGAGTTTTTAGATGCTCTTGTAATATATAAGAAAGAAGTTCTTAACGCAAAGAATGAAGGTCTCGATAAACCTAAAGTTCCCAATTATATAGGATCCTGCTTTCTTAAAATTGCAACTCATCTATCCTACAAACCAAATTTTGTCAACTACATGTTTAAGGATGACATGATTTGTGATGGTATTGAAAACTGTCTGCAATATATTGACAACTTCAATCCAGAGAAATCTACAAATCCTTTTGCATATTTTACCCAAATCATTTACTTTGCTTTTCTTAGAAGAATTCAGAAAGAAAAGAAACAACTAGAAATTAAAGCTCGTCTACTAGAAAAGTCTGGGTTTGATGAGGTATTCTCCCCAGATTCTAGTTTGATGGGTTATGATAGTTCACTAATGAACACAATCAAAGAAAGTTTGGAAACAAAGTCTAGGAAGTCATTATGATCGGATTGATTACAGATCAGCATCTCGATGCTAGAAAAGGATCCCAGGTTTTCTGGGATTATTTTATGAAATTTTATGACAATGTATTTTTTCCTACCCTAGAGAAATATAAGATAAAGACTATCATCGATTTAGGTGATACCTTTGACAATCGTAAAAATATAGACTTTGCATCCCTAAACAGGATCAAACGTAATTACTACGACAGATTGCAGGCAATGGGTGTGACTGTTCACATGATTGTCGGTAATCACACTTCTTACTATAAGAATACAAACAAAGTAAATACTCCCGATCTTATCTTAGATAAGTATGATAACATCATCACATATAGTGAGATTCAAGATATCACAGTAGAAGGACGTAAGATAACCTTAATTCCCTGGATTAATTCTGAGAATTATGATCAGGTCATAAAATATATTTCAGATACTAGTTCTACAATTGCAATGGGTCATTTAGAGATAAATGGATTTGTTGCACACCCAGGACATGTGTTTGAAGGTGGTATTAAACCAGAAATATTTTCTAAGTATGAGAAAGTTTTCTCTGGTCATTTCCATCACAAATCCAGTAAAGATAATATCAATTACTTAGGTAATCCATATCAGATTTATTGGAATGACTACAATGAAGAACGAGGATTCCATTTGTTTGATGTTAAAACGGATGAGTTGAAGTTTTTCAAGAATCCTTATGACATGTTCAAGAAAGTCTTCTATAATGATTCTAAGGTAGATTATCTTAATCTTGACTTAGAAGAGTACAAAGATACTTACATAAAAATCATTGTAGAAGAGAAAAAAGACTTCTATAAGTTTGATAAGTTTGTAGAGAGACTGTACGAAATTGGAGTACATGAAATTAAAATCGTAGAAGACACAAATTTCAATTACGAAGTTTCTGATCCAGAGAATATCGAGACTGCAGATACTCTCACCACAATTCACAACTATATAGAAGATATGAGTACAAAGTTCGATAAGAGTGAACTTAAATCATTAATTAAATCTGTTTACGTGGAGGCGTGTGAAATACAGTAATGTATGTTATAACTATCACTGGTAAGAAGGATGAGGGTGCTTACTCAGTCCAACTTTCTGATGGATCTAAAGTTCTTCAAATTTTCGAAGAACACGATGATGCAGAAAGATATGCAGGACTGTTGGAAGCGGAAGGACTCCCCAGCTTAGAAGTAACAGAGATAGATGATAAACAGGCCATTGAAGCTTGTGAAAATTTTGGGTATAATTATGTGATTATTACCCCCAATGATTTTGTAATCCCGCCCACTGTGAAACATGATTTTATTTAAGAAGATCAAATATAAAAATTTTCTTGCTACAGGAAATACTCCAATTGAAATTGACTTGGATAGTCATAAAAGTACTCTGATTGTAGGTACTAATGGTGCAGGTAAAAGTACTATCATTGAAGCGATTGTATTTGCACTGTTTAATAAGTCTTTTAGAAAGGTAAATAAAAACCAACTAATTAATTCCATCAATGGATCTGATTGTTCTGTTGAGGTGGATTTCACCATTGGTACTACAGACTGGAAAGTAGTACGTGGGATGAAACCAAATATCTTTGAGATTTATAGAAACGGTAAAATTCTAGATCAATCTTCTGCTACTACAGACCAACAAAAATGGTTAGAACAACAAGTACTCAAACTGAATTATAAATCTTTCACACAGATTGTAATTCTAGGTGCGAGTACTTTTGTTCCCTTTATGCAACTTCCTGCAGCACATAGACGGGAAATTATTGAGGATCTTCTTGATATTAAGATTTTCTCCACAATGCATGTGATCATTAAGGATCGCATTAAAACAACAAATGATCAGATGAAAAATCTTGAGAAAGATATCGAGATCATTAAAGAGAAAGTTTCTATTCAAAAGAAGTATCTTGATAATCTAAAAGATCATAGTACTAAGAGTATTGAACAGAAAGAGAATAAGATCAAAGAGTTGAATATAGAGATAGAAAATAATACGATAGATATTGAAAATCTATCTCTAGAAGTAGAAAAGAAAAACGAGGAGTATAGTAAATTACAATCTGTAGATAAAAAAATCAAAGAACTTGCAAAGTTTCAGATTAAATTTACTGGTAAAAAGAGAGATCATGAGAACTACAAAAAGTTCTTTGAAGAGAACCATGTATGTCCTCAATGTAATCAGGATATCACTGATGACATTAAACACCTTCATATTGAACAGAACAATAATCACATCACTAAGTTAGAAGATGCACTCTCTAAACTGGACACTGAAATAGAAGAGGCCGAGAAAAAACTAGATCGTAAGAATGAAATAACTAAAGAAATTCAGACCCTAACGAGTCAAGTTAATTCTTACTACAATAGTAACAATCAACTCCATAGGATTATTCATGACATCGAAAAAGAAATTGTAGATATCTTGAATAACAATGATAACATTAATCAGGAAAAATCTAAACTTGATGTGTACATTTCGGAGGGAATTAAAGCTTCTGAAAAACTATCTGAGTATAAGAACGACAAATCTAATCTGGATGTTCTCAATAATCTTTTAAAGGATGGTGGGATCAAATCTCAGATCATCAAAAAGTATCTACCTGTGATGAATCAACTCATCAACAAGTATCTTCAGTCGATGGACTTCTATGTGAATTTTACACTCGATGAGAACTTTGATGAGACTATCAAATCTAGATACCGAGATGACTTTACTTATCCATCTTTTTCAGAAGGTGAAAAGATGCGTATCGATCTTGCTCTAATGTTTACATGGAGATCTATTGCAAAGTTAAAGAACTCTGCAAATACAAATCTTCTCATTTTAGACGAGGTATTTGATTCTTCTCTAGATGTTGCAGGTACAGATGATTTCATGAGAATTATTCGTGGTCTGGATAGTAACACAAATGTTTTGGTGATCTCTCATAAAGGAGATAGTATCCTTGACAAGTTTGATAGAATCCTGAAGTTCGACAAATATAAAAACTTTAGTAAGGTCGAAGAAAAACTCTGATAGGCCCTTGACAGGTGGGATCCATGGCACTACTATGGATCTATCACCAACAGAGGTAACTCCGATGAACATTGAGGTCAAGGGCAATCTTGCTCGACTGCTTGCTACGGAAAATCTTATCGTAGAACACAGGTCTGTGGAGACTGCCTGTTTTGATATCAATAATCGTATTCTTACTCTGCCCATCTGGAACACTTCTGCAGAAGTGTATGACATGCTTGTGGGTCATGAAGTAGGACACGCTCTTTATACTCCTCCAGATTATGTGAGTGAGTGTAAGAAAGGTAGTCTTCCACAGTCCTACCTCAATGTTGTAGAAGATGCACGTATCGAGAAGATGATGAAACGAAAGTTTCCTGGTCTTGCTCGTAGTTTCTACTCTGCATATGTAGAACTCTACAAGAAAGATTTCTTTGGTATTGGTGAGAGGTCTTTCGATACCTACACTCTGATTGACCGTATCAATCTTTACTTTAAGATTGGTATCCATGCATCTGCAATTATTCCCTTCAACGAAGAAGAGAAACAACTCGTAGAGATCGTAGAGAAAACCGAATCTTTCGAGGATGTTGTAGAAGCGGTCAAAAAGATTCTTCAATACACCAAAGAGAAAGAGTCTGAAAAACTTGCTAATGCATCTGAAGGTGCCAGTGAAGAGAATCAACAACCTTCGCAGGGTAGTCAGGG